TCGATCTCAAATTCCTTATCAACTACGGTATTTATACTAAGAATGTGTGGGACACTAAGATCATGCACCACCTCCTCGACGAGAACATGCCTAAGGGTTTGATGGATCTTGTTAAACTTTACTTTGCCAACGAATTGGAGAACCTTTAATGCTTACGATTGATAACCCCAAAACCTTTGATTGGGCTAACATGGATCTATCCGATTGCTGTGAGGGCAACGCGATGGATACATACTACACTTTCAAGCTGTATGACCTCATCATGGAAAAGTTTGAGGGAGATCCTGTTATGACTCTCATTGAGAATGTTGTGATGCCTTCTCTTGAAACCTTTGCAGAGATGGAGTATAATGGCCTGATCGTGGACACAGACAAGCTGGACTCCGTGGGTCGTCAGCTACGATCCAAGAACATGGATGAAGAGGATTCCTTGTATTCATGTGAGGGCGTAAAGAACACCGATAACCTCTCATCAAACAACGATCTGATTGATGTTCTTTATCTTAGAGAGGATGGCATGGGTTTGTATCCTCCTGACCGTACAGGGAAGGGCAAGCCCTCTGTAGCAGCACCCACTCTAAAACTTCTACTAGAACATATCGAAGAGGAGCTTCAAACCCGTGAGTAAATGGAAGCACAGAGATGAGGGAAAGCGCATCAGCAAATCTGTTATCGCAGACAAGTCTACTGATGAGTTGCGTAATGCTAGAAAATTCCTAAAAGGATTGCTAGACCTACGCAAGTCCGAGAAGCTGACCAAGACTTATATCGAGGGAACCAAGAAAGCCATTGAGTACAATGGCAAGAATAAAGTTTACTGCGATTTCCGATTTGATGGAACGGCCACAGGTCGATTGTCTTGTGCTGCTTACAACGCAGAAAAGGCTATGGGCGTGTCTTTCCACACGCTACCTAGAGAGACAGAAAACAATATTCGTTCCTTGTTCGCTGCTCCTAAGGGGTGGTCATTTATCGCTGCGGACTATGCGGCGATGGAACTTCGCGTCCTGTCACATATTGCTAAAGAAGGTAATATGCAGCTTGCCTTCAATCAGGGCGCGGACCTTCACACCTACACAGCCAAGCTACTGTTCAATAAAGAAGAGATCAGTAAAGAGGAACGTCAGATTGCTAAGGCTGTATCCTTCCTTATCGTTTACGGTGGAGGTGCGTTCAACCTCAGTGAGACCATGAACATCCCCATGAAGCGGGCTGAGAGGATTATCAAAGACTATGAGAACGTGTACCCAGGTATCTTTGCGTACATGGATCATGTCAATAACTTTATCAAGGAGAATGGGTATGCTTACACGATCTTTGGTCGCAAGCGTAACCTACCTGATGTTTATAGTGCTGATAAAACAGTAGTTAATAGAGCACTACGACAGGGGCTGAACTTTACTATTCAAAGCGCCGCATCAGACATCCTTCTTACGTCTCTACTTGGGGCATCACGTAAGTTCAAAGAAGCTGGACTAGAAGCTATACCAGTTGCCACTGTACACGACTCGATTGAAATTGTTTGTCCTAAAGAAGAGGTGAAAGATACAGTGTCGATCCTCTATGATGAGATGGTTAACTATCCCACTATCAAAGAAGTATTCAACATCCATTTTGATGTGCCTTTGGCGATAGACATTGAAGTCGGCACATCTTTTGGAGACGTAAAAGAATATGCCCTTTAATACAGTGTACAGAAGTAACTACGATTTTAATTTTAGGGTGTATCTAGCTCCTGAGTGGGATAAACATTGGTCTAAGCTACACTCACTTCGCGGAGGAGCAAGGGCTAAAGCCATGACTAAAAGTAGGCAAGGAAAGTCCCTGCCCTACAACATGTCAAAAAACTATCTCAAGTATTTGTACTTGAAGCAAGAGGGGAGATGTGCTGTTAGTGGCACTCCTCTACGTTTGGAATATTTATTTGAACCCTATCACCCTCTAGCTCCAAGTAAAGACCGCTTAGACAATGATCCTGATATTGGTTATGTGGCGGGCAACATCCAACTAGTGGTCAGACTCATAAACTTGGCTAAGGTCCAAACATCTAATGATGAGTTTAACGCTTGTTTTTACGAGGTAGTAAAAAACGCACATGAATATAGAACTTCTAAGCCACACTGAGAACGGAGATCTTCTAGTTGTAAACGCAGCTAGATGCTCCTTTGATAAAGAGCACTCTGAGTTCAATGAGGAAAAGGACACCAGACTCATCAACTACCTTGCGCGGGAAGGTCATGTCCTTCCTTTTCGTCATCCAAGCGCAACTCTTCGTATTCATGTTCCTATATTTGTGCTAAGGCAGATTTCTAAGCATCAAGTGGGGTTCTCTTGGAGTGAGGTGAGTCGCAGATACATTTCTTCTGAACCTGAGTTTTGGTATCCAGAAGAAGTTAGAACACGGCCTGAAAATATTAAACAAGGTAGTGTATCTGGTGATTGGGAAACAAAACCTGAAAAGCTGCTAGAATCTTTGAATCTGTTTTCTGAGTCCAAGGAAGCAGGGCTACGCATATACAATTCTCTTCTAGATGCTGGGGTTGCACCAGAACAAGCTCGCGCTGTCCTACCACAGTCCATGTATACGACCTGTGTGGTCACAGGGACGCTATTGGGGTGGCACCACCTCTGGAAGCTCAGGACAGAGGAGCACACGCAGAAAGAGACGCAGGAGTACGCTCAGAAGATTGGTAAGATCATGGGCAAACTATTTCCTAAAAGCTGGGAGGCATTATGTCAGCACTCGTCATAGGTGATCTTCACTTTGAGGACAAGCCTCAAGGTATGATGCAAGCTCAGTCTGATGCTATTACTAAAATTTGTCGTTTGAATAAAGACAAGTGTAGCAAAGTGGTTTTCTTGGGAGACTTGATGATGCACAGGAGCCCCAGACCAACAGTGCTCCTTGCTCTACAAAGTATGTTCAAGGCCATCACGGCTTTAGGTTATGAGTGTTATGTCCTTAGAGGTAATCACGACAGCGTAACTAAATCTGATGATGGTGTGACTGCGCTAACACTTTTCTCTAACGAGAATGTACATGTGATTACCAAATACTGGGAGGACCACGACAATGAGTGGGTCTTCATTCCTCACTACGAAGATGAATCAAAAATTAAAGAGTTTCTTTCTAATGCCCCTAGTGACTATACTGTTTTCGGTCACTTTGGTTATTACGGCGTACTTAACTCTGCTGGAGATGCTGATTTTAATCTGTCTATATCCGATTTTAAGAATCCAACGATACTTGGACACATTCACAAAGAGGGTAGAAACGGAAGTGTATCCGTTCTTGGCACCCCCTACACCACAGGATTTGGAGAAGCAGGAAAAGATTGCTACTATGGAATTTTGAACCAAGGTAATCTAGAAAAAGTATCCTGTGAATATGGGCCAAGACATATCGTGATCGACTATGACAACGTGGAGGAAAACCTTCCCTGGCTCAATGGCGGTGACTATAATTTAGTGCGCATAAATGTAGGAACCTTGGACGAGGGTGTGGGATCCATAGCGGAGACTGTTGATAAAATCAAAGCTCCCTTCGTTGAGGTAAAATACAAACCACTTCTAGACGACAAAGAAGTATTTACGCCAGATGATAGAACTGTCTCATCTGTCATGAGTGATGAGCTTATCGAACATTATATCAATTCCAGCAACACCAAGATTAGTAAAGAGGATTTGTTGGAAGGATTGAAAATGATCCATGAAAATCAACAAAATAGAAATCTGTAACTTTTATTCAATCAAAAATGTAAAACTATCTTTTGATAAGTACAAAGGCATAGTCCTTATTGAAGGACAGAATAAAGATACAGGTGGATCAAATGGCTCTGGAAAGAGTGCTTTGATAGAAGCTGTTGTTTGGGGGCTCTTCGGTCGGACAATTCGTAAGTCCACCGAAGAAGCCCTCGTCAACAATCAGGCCAAGAAAGCTTGTAAGGTTAGGATTACGATCAACGATGATTATGTAATAGAGCGTGGTAAGAAGCCTGTCTTCCTGAAGTTCTTCCATAAGGATAAGGAGCTTACCCGTGACAATGCGACTAATACTCAAAACTTGATTGAGGAGACTTTGAACACCAACTACAAGGTGTTTCTAGCAAGCACGGTATACGGCCAGCAAAACAACATTGAGTTCATTAATGCTACGCCAGAGGACAAGCGTACCATTATAAAAAACTTCCTGAACCTAGATGAGTTATTCGGTCTTAGGGATGGGGTTAAGTATCTAAAATCACAGATCTCTAATGGTATCAAAAAATGTGATACCCTGGTCAGCGAGCATAATAGGACACTGTTAAAGTTTGATAAAGAACTTAAGCATCTGTCAAAGCTGAAGACTGAGATAGAAGACAAGAACACGGCTAAAGCGTTGGAAACTTCATTATCCTCTATCCTAGAGATGGAGGCTAGTAATAGTGAAAAACAATATGAAATTGCTAGATTAAACAGAGACGTAGACGAACTAAATACAAGACAAACTGAAATAAAAAGAAATCTGGAGAATCCTAATGAAGTTGTACAATGCAAGTCTTGTGGACAGCCTATATCGAAAACCATCCACCCTAAACATCTCATGGTCCAGTATTCCAACCTGGACTCGGAGATCACAGAAAAGCAGGAGAAGATACAAAAGCTCTTATCAGAGATCATCGAGCCCCCAATCTCCTCCTTCGATTACTATAAAGTTCACGAATACAAAACCCTGGAAAAAGAGACGCAGACTTACGAGAGTCTGAGATCTGATACTCTAAAAGATTTGCAAAAGGTTCATGATGAAAAGGCTGACCTGCTGAGTCGGTACGACATCATGAAGTTTTGGGAGAAGGCTTTTTCTGAGTCTGGTATAGTAAAGTACATTATCAAGAATGTGCTAGACTACTTCAATGCTAGGGTAAATTTCTATCTGTCCCACTTATCTCAAGGTAAATTTTTCATTAACTTTGATGAGGAGTTGAAGGAGACCATTACTCACAACGAGAGGTCCATTGCTTTCATATCCCTTTCAGGGGGAGAAAAGAAGAAGATAAGCCTCTCTGTGATGCTTGGCCTTCAAGAGCTTTTGAAGATTTCCCATGAGCAGAAGACCAACCTTATGTTTTTTGATGAGGTCGCTGAGAATTTAGACGAAGATGGTATACAAGGTCTCTACATACTACTGTCTGAATTAAAGAAAGACAAGAGTTTGTTTGTAATTACCCATAATAATTATCTAAAATCTTTAATGGACAATAGTAAGACCCTTATTATGATAAAGGCAAACGGCACATCTACAATAAAAAGAAAATAATCATGGCAAACGTAAATCTAGAAGGAATAGGACAAGAGATCTTTGAAACTCGCTACGCATACCCAGGCGAAACTAAATGGGCAGAAAGAGCTAAGGTTGTTGCACGCACAATGGCTTCGGCTGAGAGCGATGAAGATAAAGAAAAGGTTGAGAAACTATTTTACGATGCCATTGGTTCTGGAGATCTGATTCCTGGTGGTCGAATTATTTTCGGTAGTGGTCGAAACGCAGGCAAGCATAACCTACTAAACTGTTACGTCATTATCCCAGAAGATAATGTAGATTCAATCGGTAAGACTGTAGCAGACATGTACCGCATCTCTTGTGCTGGTGGTGGTGTAGGCTTCAACGTATCTAAGATTCGCCCCAAGGGCGATCACATCGGCAGTGTTAAGAACTCAGCGCCAGGTTCTGTTGCTGTCCTACAAATGATTAATGAGGTAGGAGAACATGTACGAGCGGGAAAAAATAGACGCACAGCTCTTATGGGTATTCTTAATGTTACTCACCCTGATCTTCTTGAGTTTTTGCATGTCAAGCTTGATCAAGGACAACTAAACAATTTCAATATCTCTGTTGCAATCACCAACAGATTCCTTGAAGCTGTAGAGTTTAATGAGCCTTGGTACTTTACTTTCAATAACAAGGAATACCACTCATTCGATGTGTCTCGCAATGGTGAAGAGATCATCAGCGTAATCGGCACAAGCGAAGAGGACGCTCTGGCCCGCGCAGAAAACTTCTACAAGGTAAAGTGGACTGACACCTTTGAAATGGTGGGTATGCGTGACATCAAAGCCCGTGAGCTTTGGGATATGATTTGGAAGAACTCAGTTGAGTCTGGTGATCCAGGCATCTACAACATTGATCTTGCCAATCAATACACCAATGTTTCCTACTTTGAAAACTTGGACAGCACTAACCCATGCGGGGAGATAAGTTTGCCTTCTTACGGTAACTGCTGCTTGGGTAACATCAACCTCAGCAACATGATTCTTGAGGACGGCACTGATGTAGACTGGAAACGCCTAGCACGCACGGTAAGAACAGGCATCCGTTTCCTGGATAATGTTCTAACTGTTAACACCTTCCCAACAGAAGAGTGTAAGAAAGTTGGAGAGCGTTCTCGACGCATTGGTCTAGGTGTTACAGGTCTTCACTACATGCTTATCAAGCTTGGTATCACCTACGGTAGTGAGAAGTGCTTGGAGTTCCTTGAGCGTCTTTTCGGAACTATCCGAGACGAAGCTTACAAGATGTCTATATACCTTGCAAGGGATAAGCAACCCTTCCCTGAGTTTGACTACAAGAAATACCTAGATGAAGAATTTGCTAAGACTCTACCTGCTAGAATTCGAATGCTTATTAAAAGACATGGTATCAGGAACGCAGTCATGCTCACCATTCCTCCATGCGGCACCATTTCAATGCTACATGGGGTATCCAGTGGAATCGAGCCTATCTTCTCAGCGATGTATAAGCGTCGATGGAGAAGCGCCAACACTTGGAAGGAGCAACTAGTAGTCGATCCACTGTTCCAACAATACCATGATGAAGGAAAATCACTGGAACCATTCGTCGGATCATACGACATTGCCCCTGAGGACCACATCAAAGTCCAGGCTACAGTCCAAAGATTTATTGACTCCTGCATTAGTAAGACAATCAATCTACCAGCAACTTCAACACCAGAAGAATTCTCGCAAGCAGCCTTGGACTACGCGCCTTATCTCAAAGGTCTTACAGTTTATCGGGCTGGAGCAAAAGGTAACGAACCATTACAAGCAATACCACTAACGGAGGAAAACATTGAAAGACACATGGGACGAAGAGAACCAGCAGAAGTTGGAGTCCAATCAGCAGAAGCCTGCTCCCTTGAAGGGGGAGAGTGTGGATCCTGAGGTTTTTGAAAAACTTCCCGATGAGAATGACCCTTATTGGGAAGACTAATGGAAAACTTCATAGCTGGAAGTGTTTGGTATAATCGCAACACTAATCATTTGTACGCTATTATATCTGTAACGGAGGACCTTGTTATGTACTTTACTCCGTATGATAAAGATATAAGACACAAGGCATTGAAAGAATTTCAAGCAATGTACGATAGAGGAGCGTTAAAGCCTTATGCCAACATTTGAATGGATATGTCAGGATTGCGATATCTACTGGGACAGAGAGTGCCTAGTAGGTAAAGCTCCTAAGAGAACTAAGTGCCCCAAGTGTGGGAAGCTATGCGAACGCTATTGGCAGAATCAGAATGTTGCTGTCAAGTTTGGCGACGATAAAGATTTCCACACTGTACGGGCTCGATATAAAAAACATGCCGAAAAAGGTTTTGATAAAACAGCAGGCGATAGGTGGTTAAATAACCAGATTAAGCACACCAAAGATGCCATGAACGACGAGTCTTTCAGGTATAAATCTGCTAATATTGATTGGGATAAATTTGCCAAAAGCAGAGGTTTGAAGAAGGTTGGTGATGCTGAGGCTCACAAAAAGGTAGAAAGGGCTAAAAAACTAACCGCCGAAGCATATGATAGAGCAAACCAGATGGGCTATAAGGATATTGGATCGGATAAGCTAGACATCAAAAAACCCAACAAACAATCATAATAATGCCATACGATTTTTCTGATAACATTCAGCGTGGTATTCTGTACCTGCTGAAGTCTGACAAAGACTTCTACCTACAAATCATCAATCTGGTCAAACCAGAATTCTTCGAGTACCCCAGCCACGCAAAGATTTTTGAGCGTGTTCGAGGCTACTACGATAAGTACGGTAAGCTTCCTACTGATGATTTCATTGTTCAGGACGTTAAGCCTGATCTAGGACCCAGGGAGAATGTTTCCGACTACGAGGACGAGCTATCTTACATCAACAATGTAGATGCCTCCACAGTTGGTAACACAGAATACATGCTGGATCTTGTAGAGAACTTTGCTAAGAAGGAAGCCATGAAGGCTGCCATTGCTGACAGCATCTCTCTAATCAAGGAAAATCGTATGGATGAGGTTGAGGCTCTTGTAAAGAAAGCCTTGCTCATCAACCGAGATGTGGACACAGGACAGGATTACTTCACTGATATTTCTGGTCGCTGGGAACGCATCTTCAATAAAAAGCAGGAGAACAAGTACAAGACCTTCCTCCCAAGCATCAATAAATCCCTAGAGGGCGGTTTGGGTTCCAAGGAATTGGCTATGGTTGTTGCGCCCCCTGGGGTTGGCAAGTCTTTGTTTCTGGTTAACCAAGGCGTGCATTCAATGATCGAGGGCAGGAAGGTTTTGTACATCTCTCTTGAGATGAGCGAGGATAAGATCGCACAAAGGTTTGATTCTGTGATGACGCTTATGCCTCAGTTCAAGCTCAAGGATCCTGCGAACCAACTGACTGTCAAAGAGCGTCTTGAGATGTTCAAGAAAGAGTTCCCTGGCAGTGAACTGGTCATCAAGGAGTTTCCTACAGGCCAAGCTTCAATCAACACGATTAGAAACCTCCTGGTTCAGCTTAAGAACTACAATGAGTTCGAGCCTGATCTTCTGATCGTGGACTACCTTGAGCTACTGCGACCCACACGGGAGATTCAGCAGGAGTATCAGGCGCAGCAGAAGATCGCAGAGGAGCTTCGGGGCGTAGCTATGGAACACAACTTCCTGGTGTGGACTGCTACCCAAACCAACCGTCAAGGTCGCATGGTAAAAGTTATCACCGACGCTGAACTTGGAGACTCTTATGGTAAGATTAGAACTTGTGATTTCGCAATGTCTCTGAATCAATCCGAGGAGGAGTTTGACGAGGGCAGAATGCGAGCTTACGTTATGAAGTCTCGAAACGGACGCCCACGTTTTACAGTGCCCATGACCGTGGACTACGGAACCCTTAGATTGGGTGAGGGAGATACCGAGTATGGAGAAGATTAATCGACTCAAATCAGAGTGGCCTAAGCATCCTATGACAATAAATGCTGGCTATAAAATCTTTGATATTGTTCAAGATCCCAAACTAAAAGAATTCGGTGCTGTAGAATTCGTAAAGTCTACCATGTATCTAAATCCTCATCAGAAGGACGAGGACTACAAGGGGACTCTAATTCACGAAATGCTGCATATTGTTTTTGAGATGTGGGGTTTCGGGGAAGGGAATACTGTAGGAAATTTTTGTAACGAGGACCTGACGACCAAAACAGGATATGGACTACATACTTTAGCGATGTTGAACCCCGAACTATTTGAGTTCATGTTCAGCCCTCCTAAATAGTATGAGGTGTTCATATGACAGATTTGAAGCTACAAGACATCCTTGCTAAACCAGTTGAAACTTTTACTAAAGTTTCAATTTATTTCAATGGTGCATGGCAGTTTGTTACGTTGGCTAACCCAATCAAGGTAGCCAAAAACCAAAGTTTTTACAGAATTGATTATAAATTTGGAATAGTTGAATCTAAGCAGCTTAATCCAGCAAAAATTACCTTCGCTGGCAAGCCTGGGGATTACGTTGCTTTAGACAGTTTGGGAGTTTACAGCCTGGTTACGAAGGATCAGTACCAGCAGATGTTTAGTCCAAAAAACTCTAAAAGTAACGCAGGCCCTGTAAGCTCAACCAAGTTGAAGAATCCAAATTATATTACAGAAATAGTTAAAGGATCAGGCCCCACAGCCTCTAATAGCACGACAGTTCAAACAACTCAGAAGAAAGCGGGTAAATCTAATGGTGGATCTACCTGTACGAACTGCGGAGGCTATTAATACTATGGAAGACCTTACTGTACTACTAGAAGATTTCACCTGGGAAAACTACAAAGACATCAGCGATGCTGTTGTCAAGTTTGACGAGTACAACATCGACAACGAAATGTTTCGCCAAGCGTCGATTTACTCGTACTATTATGGACTAATGGGTGCTGCTAAAAAGCGCATGAATGATCTAGACACCGAGCTTGTTCGGCTTTCGTCCACGCTTCGTCGGGACTACAAGGCTGGCACTACCACCAAGCTCACGGCTAAAGATCTAGATGATCTTGTCTTCGCGGACAGCACTTACCAGCAGGCGGTATCAGAAGTAAATGATGCTACCTTCAAATACGAACTACTCAAGGGCCTCGTTCGCGCTCTTGAGCAGAAAAAGGACATGCTCCAACAGGTCTCTGCAAATAAGCGAGAAGAGACTAAACTTTACAAGTGATCACACTATCATACTATACTAACTAAGGAGTAACTACTATGCCTATTGATCTCGACGCACTACGACGCAAGCACGAACAACTTAACAACCCTGGTGGTTCTAGCAATAACAACAACTCGGACTTCCTAAACAAGTTCTACCAAATCCCTGAGGGCAACAACGTTGTCCGCATCCTCCCCTGGAAGGATGAAGATCGTGAATTCTACGCGGAGACTAAGATTCACCGTGTCCCAGGCCCTGATGGTAACGTGAGGAATGTTCATTGCCGTAAAGTTCATGGAGAGGCTTGCCCTCTTTGCGATCTCTACTACGCTCTTTGGAAGACTGGGCGCAAGGAAGACGAAAATTTGGCTCGTCAGATCAAGCCTCGCGCTCGTTACTACATGAACATTCTTGATCGTGAGTCTGGTGATATTAAGATTCTTTCTGTTGGTGTTATCTTGTTTAAGAAGATTATCGCCGCTATGCTTGATGAAGACTTCGGTGATATCACCGATATTAACAGTGGGCACGATTTCAAGATCGTGAAAGAGATGGATGGACAATGGCCCAAGTACGATCAGTCGGCCCCTCGTCCTAAGTCTTCTCCTCTAGGTTCCAAAGCTGAAGTTGCCTCATGCATGGAGAGCTTGCATGAAATTCATGATCTGGTTAAGCTAGAAGAATATGAGGAGGTAAAGCAAGCAGCCCAAGCACTCACTGGTGCCTCGGCTCCACAGGGTAACACCCAGCAGTCCGAGGAAGTATCGGATGGTGATTACCTCTCTAAACTTCAAAGTTAATTATTATGAATAAAGTTTTAATCGCCCTAGCGGCAGTATCGCTAGTATTCCTTTCCTCTTGTCAATCGACAGATCTTCCTCCTGCAACTCAGATGCAGCTACAGCAGATTGAGCAGGAATTGGCCCCTTACTACGCAGCGTTTGATGATAACGGGGATGGTATCCTCGATCAAGAGGAGCTAACTGATGTTCCTCCAAATGAACTCGCTCGCGTAGAGGAGCTTAACACTCGCTACAACCAGATCTACCAAGACGGAATCAACCAGAACGCGAACGTGGTCGTTCAGTTCCTTCGAGGGCTGGGTATCCCAGCCCCTCCAGGTAGTGGAATCGCAGCAGCGAGTGTTCTTGCTCTAGCTTTCCGTCGTCCTCGTCGTCAGCTTATCGCATCACTGAAGCACCTTTCACCTCAGGGTGGTGGTCCTTCATTTTACGAAGCAGGACGAGCTTTGCTGTCAATCCCTGGCCTGATTGATTCTACTCCAGCTTCTGCTCTCCAAGCTGAAGAAGAAGTTGCTGCTATCAATAAAGAATAACAACAACTAAACGGCTGAAGTCTTAGCTAGTCGAACTATAATAGGAAGACACCAATATTGGTGTCTTCCTTTTTATTATGAAAGAGAAACTGAAAATACTTGCCGCTCCAGCTAACGAGGGTGGTTGTGCGTACTATAGAATTATTTGCCCTATCAAGAAGCTTCAACAGCTTTACGGAGACCACGTTGAGGTGCGGTGGAATAAGAACCCACTTGGTATAGATGAGTCCACTGGTCGATGGAAAGAGGATTGGGACTTCGAGGACATGAAATGGGCAGACATCGTGTTCACTCAGAACCTGTCTAACTTTGGTGGAAACTACACAGCGCGTATCGTAGGTAAGGCCAAGGAGTTTGGTAAATTCGTACACTACGACACCGATGATCTTCTTACCAACATCTACAAAGGCCACAGATTGTATGATGTATACAAAGAGAAGGGTTTGGAAGATATCACCAAGTTCATCTACAACAACTCTGATCTTGTAACTGTCACTCAGCGCAAGTTTGCGGAGCGAGTAGCACCTTACTGTAATCCAAGCAATACTCTTGCTATCATCAAAAACAGTATCGACTACGATCTGCCTTGCTGGAACATGCCCAAGACTCCAAAGCCAAAGAAGAACTTCACTCGTTTTGGTTGGGTAGGGGGTATCCACCACGAACAGGATTTGAGATACTTTAGTGGTGTGCCTCACTTCGTAAATCAGAGAGTGGGTAGAGAGAACTGTAGATGGGACTTCTACGGGCACCCACCTCCAAACACCCCCAAGGACGATTGGCAGATTGATGTTTGGAAGAGATACCGACAGATTATTCTGCGTGGTTTCAAAGGCCAATCAAATTGGAGAATCCACTACGCTCAACAGGCAGACCGTTACGGACAGTTCTACACGGATATGGACGTAGCACTAGCACCCCTTGAGATGAACGACTTCAATGATAGTAAGTCTGAAATCAAGGTTGCTGAGTGTGGTCGTTACAAGATTCCACTTGTCGCTACGAACTGTGGAGCCTATGATGAGTGGATTGAAGATGGGGAGACAGGGTTCTTGATTGACCCCAACAAGCCTCACTCAGAGTGGACTAGAATTCTAACCATGTGCGCTAAGAAGCCTGATATGGTGAAGCGCATGGGTGAGAACCTACACCAGAAGACAGAAGAAGCTTTCAACATGAATAAAGTTGTAGGTCAGAGACTAGATCTGTACAAGGAGCTATTAGTTGCAAGTCAAGCTAGTTAGTGGGTGGTCCAATCCTGGCGGCAGCACCATTCACCACATAGGTCTAACTAATTTGCTAAATGACAATGGGATAGACTGTACTTTTTACGGACCCCATGAGTGGCATATGGATAAGTGTAAGTCTGCACATATTAGTGATTGTAAGCTCACTGTGCATGACACACTTATCAGCCACTTCATTCAGGTGCCAACCACAAACATAAAAAAGCACATCCTTAGCTGCCATGAGACAAACCTATTCCCCCTCCAACAGATTCCCACGGCGGGGTATGATGTTATTCAATATGTAAGTAATTTCCAAAGAGAATGGCATGGAATCAACCATCCATTCAAAATTATACCTCCTCGCGTGGAGAAGATCAACTGGAAATTTACCCCATCACAATGCGCTGGCGTTATTGGGAGCATTGATGAGCACAAGCAAACCCACAAAGCTATTCAACAAGCATTTGACGATGGTTTTGATCGTGTGCTTTTATATGGTCAGATTACTGACCTCCCATACTTTGAAAAGTATATTCAGCCTTTGATGGGGCGGGTTGAGATCCGCAACCATGTAGACGATAAGGAGGCTATGTACGGCTCTGTAGAGGCCGTATACCACGCCTCGAAGCGAGAGACCTATGGACTTGTAGAGGCTGAGTGTAAGCTCGCTGGAGTGCCCTACAGGGGCGTGGAGAACAACCCTGAGATCCTAACAGATGAGGAGATATTAGAAAGATGGAAACAAATTCTTCAGTAACTGTATTATGTTCCACTTACAATTCTGCTAAGTGGATTGATGGATATCTGGAATCCATGAATAATCAAATTCTTAGAGATTTTGATATTGTTTTTGTTGATGCTGCTTCTGATGATGGTTCCTTAGAAACAATCAGAAACTTTAAGTTTAGAGATGGTATCAATGTAAACATCATCATTCACTCTGAAAAAATTCCTATTTATGAAGCTTGGAATTTAGCTATTCAAGACTGTGCTACTCCATATGTGATCAATGTGAATACAGATGATAGATTATTCCCAGCAGGATTGATAACATACCTAAACTACGCGATAGCTGCTCCTGATGCTGATATCTTGTATTCTTCCTATCTACAAGTTTCAGATCAGAATCATGAAAAAATTACTGGAGTTATGTTAGCACAGAAATATAGCCATGAAGCCTTATTGAGACATTGTTTTTGTGGACCCTTCCCTCTGTTAAAAAAAGAAACAATAGTTGAGGATGGTTTATTCGATCCTAAATACACGATCTCAGGTGATTATGAGATGTGGCTTAGAATGTCTAAGAAAGGTAGAAACTTTTTCCCTGTCACGGAGTGTCTGGGATCTTACTACTATAACCCCGAGGGTATGAGTACAAATCGTGAAAGCGAGCATTGGCAGGAACATGTTCGTCAAGATATTGAAATTAGAAAAAAGTATTCGTGAAAGTTATAGCGTTTAGCCTATGGGGCGATAATCCAATTTATACCATTGGAGCTATCAAAAATGCTGATCTAGCAAAAGAGTTCTATCCTGATTGGAAGTGCTGGTTTTATATTGGTGCATCCTGTCCTAAAGAAATCGTTGAGCAACTAGAATCTAGAGATAATTGTTTAGTTATACATATGGAAGACGGGGGAGATTGGACAGGGATGTTTTGGAGATTTTTACCTGCCTCAAATTCGTTTGTTGATGTTATGATATCAAGGGACACCGACTCCAGGCTGAATGAAAGAGAGAGAGATGCTGTAAATGAGTGGTTGAGAAGTGATAAAAAATTTCATATCATGAGAGACCACCCTTATCACGCTACAGCTATCCTTGGTGGCATGTGGGGCTGTAAGTATCCTGCACTAAAAGATATGAATACTCTTATAGATGATTATACGAAAGGAGATTTTTGGCAAGTTGACCAGAATTTCTTAAGAGATGTTGTCTATAATAAAGTAAAGGACAACTGCATGGTTCACGATGAGTTTTTTGAAAAAAAGCCGTTCCCTTCTCCTAGAACAGACAAAAGTTTCGTCGGTATGGGCTTCGATCAGAATGATGAGCCTCTTCACGCAGAACATCTTGAATTGTTAAAATGAAGATTGATTATGCGATCATGGCTGTGGATGATAATCCACTATATTCAGATTTTTGGGAACCAGTTTCTAAGTGCTGGAGAAGTATGGGAATAACTCCTATTCTATTTTATTTTGGAAACAAAAAAAGTTTTTCAGATGAAGATTATGTTATTCGCCAATCATTTGTGGACGGCATACCTCATGCTTTGCAAACTTTATTTATCAGATACTACGGTCCTAAACTTTTAGATAAGGATAAAGTTAGTATAATATCTGATATTGATATGCTGCCTTTAAGTGAATACTATTTTATAGAGCAAATCTCAGGCATAACTGATGACAAACATGTTCACTTAAATCCGTGCATGTCTACTTACGGAAGAGTGCCTTCGTGTTATCATGTTGCTAAAAACTCTACATTTGTAAAAACTTTTGAGTTAGATAGGTTTTTAAGCTTTAAGGAGTCTTTGGAGTATTGCTTAACATTTCAGGAGCAAGGTCACACTACTGGCTGGTTTGCAGATGAGAACTTTGCTACCAAGATGTTTGAGAAAAACCCTGATAATATTGTCCTTGTTCCTAGAAAAGGAGGGCAGAATGGACATCGGATTGACAGGGCTTCAAATGATCATTGGGCATTAGCTTGGGATGAGGATCTTATTTCAGAGCAGCACTACTATGATTGCCATAGTATACGACCTTATCAACGCCATAAGGGAGCGATAGACTTAATTGTAAACAGGTTTACTCAGAGATGAAAAAGCTATTATCTGTTCATATTTTAACCACTCATAAATACCGATCTAGGCAGGAATCTCAATTGAACACTTGGCTTAAAGGGTTTGATGATTTTGTCTTTTACACCGATATCTGTATTGATGATTTGCCAAACCAAATTTCTGTGAGCGATGATGACTCGTATCAGGGCTGCGCCGAAAAACAAGTAAATGAGATTGTCAGGATAAAAGACAATAAATTATACGATGACTTTGAATGGTTCTTCTTTTGTGATGATGACACTTTCGTTAACCTAGAATTACTCAAACAATTCTGTTCTGAAAAATTAGAAGAATTTGAAACTTACGGTAAAACTGGAGACAGTTGGCCTCCCGACCCCTCTTTAACTTATTATTCGGGAGGGGCTGGGTTCCTACTTAGAAGTGACTTTATCAAAAACTCAACTAGGATTAGTCGCAGAGAAGGTATTCAGTTTAGCGATGTCCAAGTAGGGTTATGGTTGAGAGAGAATGGTATAAAATTAAATCATGAATCAAAATTTAATAGCCACTCACCCTCACAATTAAACAAGGTAGGGTGTGAGAAGAATGAGATAACTTTTCATTACATACAAGATGCTGAGTCGATGAGAGCCCTTAAGGAGGTAGTAAGTAATGACTAAAGTTTCGATTAACACCAGATGGTTTTGTAGAGAAAGATGAATATATGTTAGAATTTTGGAAGCGTAAAATTTAATTATGAAAGCAATCGTAGTAGGTGCTGGGCTATCATCAGCGGTGGCCTGTACAATTTTAAAGAAAAAAGGTTATGAGGTTGAGGTTTTTGAGACAAGACCTCACATAGCTGGTAACTGCTACGATTCAGATATACAAGGTATTAAAGTTCATAATTATGGGCCTCATGCATTTCATACGAATGAGTCCTGGGTGTGGGACTTTGTAAACAAGTTTGATTCCTTTAATGACTTTAGACTAAAAGTAAAGGGTAGGCTTGAAGATGGAAGAATAATAAATTTACCCTATAACCTACAAACAGAATTGCAAGTCGGTTCCTGGGACTCTGAGCGAATCGTAAAAGAAATTTTTATACCCTACAGTGAAAAGCATTGGGGTCAAGCTTGGGAAACTTTACCGAAAAGCTTTACTTCTAGACTCCCAACTAAGAGAGAAGACTTCTCACCAGACTATCATCTTGATAAATACCAGGGTATTCCTAAGTCTGGGTATACGAGTTGGATTTCAAATATGTTTGAAGGTTGTAAGGTTCATTTAGGATGTAAGCCTTCTGATTGGAAGAATAGGCGTTGCGATCTTTTAATTTACACTGGATCTATTGATGGTTATTATGATTATCATTTAGGACTTTTAAATTACAGATCACTTAGCTTTACATTTAAAGAAGGACAAAAAACTGATACAATTCAGTTAAACGAATGTAATAAATCTTCACCGTATACCCGTACTATAGATCATGCTCATTGGTATGATCAAAAGGTGAGTAAGAGTATCCTAAGTAAAGAGATTTCAACAGACTTTAGTTTAGAAGATGAATCCAGTGGGAGATATTATCCCGAACCCCATAAGTCCCAGGAGTTGTATAATAAATATAAAAGCATTGACACTGATACAATCTTTTTAGGAAGGCTGGGAACTTATAAATATCTGGATATGGACGATTGTATTAAGCAGGTATTTAGTATTTTAAAACAAAATAAAATAATAGAAAAATGAAAAAAGCAATAGTATGTGGAGCGGGTGGCTTTATCGGAGGCCACATGGTAAAACGCCTTCTTGATGAAGGGTATAAAGTTGTAGCATTGGACATCAAGTACACACAGGATTGGTATCAGGTACATGAGGACGCCCTGAATGAGGGAGTGTTTGATTTGCGAGATGCTGATAATGTAAATAATGTCTTCAGAAAAGCAGGCGTTGATGAGGTTTATCAGTTTGCCGCCGACATGGGGGGCGCTGGTTATATTTTCACTGGAGAGCATGACGCTGATGTTATGCACAACTCTGCCACGATCAACCTGAATATTGCTCATGCTGTCGCAGCCTTTAGTCCTAAGACTAAGGTTTTCTACTCCTCGTCAGCCTGTATTTACCCAGCACACAACCAGACTGATCCAGACAACCCCAACTGTGAAGAAAGTTCTGCTTACCCAGCACACCCTGATTCAGAATACGGTTGGGAGAAACTATTTTCTGAAAGGCTATACAGGTCGTTTGCTAGGAACTACGGACTAAATGTTCGTATCGCTAGGTTCCATAATATCTTTGGTCCTTACGGTACATGGGATGGAGGAAAAGAGAAAGCTCCTGCTGCTATGTGTAGAAAAGCACTACAAGCAAGCGAGTCTATGGAGGTATGGGGGCCAGGAACACAAACACGATCCTTCCTGTACATTGATGAGTGTATTGAAGCTGTACGCAGACTAATGGAGTCTGATGTAGAGACTGTTATCAATATCGGATCAGATGAAATGATTAGCATCAATAATCTAGCTCGCATGGCTCTAGACTTGGCTGATAAACAAAATATAGAACTCAAAAATATTGATGGTCCAGTAGGAGTAATGGGTAGATGTTCTGATAATAACCTTATAGAGGAAAAACTTGGATGGCGTCCTAGTGAGCCTCTTGTAGATGGCATGAAGAAAACCCTAAACTGGATAGCAGAACAGTTAGAAAAATAACTTAGAAAAAAGAAAAAACCTACCTAAATAAAATAGGTAGGTTTTTTCATGAAATACATAGCAAACATTCTTATTTTATTAGTCCTAGGTTGCGCTTCTTTGGAGCCCGATTACGTCGAGTTAGGAGGAGGAGCTAGTCAGGGTGGGATAAATAACGCTCGAAACGGTTACTACGACACGAATACAGAGTGGTTAGGAGTGACACTAGGATGGAACCTAGGAACTCAAGCGAGAGCTATGGAGAACTTAGCAGACCTAGACGTATCCAAGTCTGGGGAGCTTACCCTGAGAGATAATACTGCCAGAGAGTCCAGCATTATCATTAATAATAAAAAGGGCGAAGAGAAAGATGCTATACCAGACCAACTCGCTCCAACTAAAACCAAGGAAGAGTCTTACGCCTTTTTACTCTGGGCTGGAGGCATCTTGGTTCTAGCAGGAGCAGCGGTACTACTTGGCAAGGCAGGAATAAAACTTCCATTTTTTGGACAAAAGACCAAAGAATAACCTGCCCTCGCCTATAATATAGCATGAAAGAATCATGCTCTGGAAAATGTATGGATGCTTACTACGGTCTTTCCTTTGATGACTATCAAGAAGAGGCCAGTAAGACTGCTATTTACCCCAACAAAGGTGATAACCTTTACTATCCTGCTCTTGGTCTAGCTGGAGAGGCAGGAGAGGTCTGCGAAAAAGTCAAAAAGATTATGCGCGACGATGGGGGAGAAGTTTCTATTGAAAAAGCAGGGGAACTTGTAAAGGAAATAGGTGAT